ACATTCCGTGACGACAGTGGCACTGAAATTCCACTGGACGTTGACGAAGTGCAGCACATCAAGACGTTCAACCCCGAAGATGAATACTACGGTTTGGGTACTGTCGAAGCTGGTGTCATCTATATCGAAACCGAAGAAGACACGGCAATTTTCCAACGCAACTTCATCAAGAACCAAGCATCACCATCTGGTATCTTGACCATCAACGGCAAAATCGAAAAAGAACAATTCAAAAAGGTCAAAGCCGCATGGAAAGAGAAAACAGAGGGTCTTGCAAACGTCGGCAAGACTTTGTTCATTCGTGGCGCTGATGCTTCATTCACGAAGATTGGTCTGTCACTTGGCGACTTGGACATGGAAAAGCTGAAGTCAATGACTGAAGACAAAATCTTGAAGATGTTTCGTATGCCGAAAATCATTCTTGGTGACACCGACCAAGCTGGTTTGGGTCGTGGAAACGCTGAAGTTGCTGACTATGTATTTGCCAAGCGAAACATTGACCCGAAGCAAGTGCGCATTGACGACGCTGTTCAGAATATCGTGCGCCGCAACTACAAGCAGACCAACATTGTTGTTGGTCACGTTTCACAGATTCCAGAGGATGCAGACCGCTTGCTGAATGAAGAAGACAAATTGGTCAACCGTGTGATGACTGTCAACGAAGTGCGTTTGCGCCGTGGCTTGCCAACTATGGGCGCAGCTGGTGACAAACTGTACATCGGTTTCAATATGGTTGACATAACTGACAGCGCTGGAACTGATAACAGCGCAAAATCGAAGAAAACTATTCGATTGACGGTTGCGAAAAAGGACGCAACCGACCAAGCATTTTTTCGACAACTAGACACAATTGACGCCAAGGTGGTGAAGAAGTACGCCGCCGAATTCAAAAAAGACTTGAAAGCACAGCAAGAATCGGTCATCAGCAACTTGGCAGCATACGCCGCTTCAGTCAAAGACGGCAGCGCAACCACCAAAGCATATGAAGAAATCATGCCGTCGGAATCTGAAGAAGCTGACAAATCGCTTGAATGGTTGATTCCATTGATGCTTCTTGCCATCACACAGGGCGCTGAAACGGCTTTGGCATTGCTAGACAACACAGATGACTTCATTTTCGATACAGCGTCACAGAACGCCGCAAAAGAAGCCGCACGACGTGTTGTCACTGACTTCACCAAGCAGACTGTCGACAAACTGAAAGCTGAAATCGCAGCTGGTGTCAATGCTGGTGAAGACTTGGCGGCGCTGACGAAGCGTGTCAATGCCGTGTATGAAAAGGCTTTTGGCTACCGTACCGAACGACTATCAGACAGTGAATCGCACAAAGCAATCAACAAGGGCGTGCAACTTGGTTTTCAGCAAGCAGGCGTGAAGCGCAAAGTGTGGCGTGCATTGGGTTCAAATCCATGCCAATACTGTCGTGCTATGGACGGAACAATCATCACAGTTCAATCTTCATTCGTGCCAAAGGGCGGCACGATGGTCGGTGAAGATGGCGGTGAAGCGGTGCAAGACTACGACGCAGTAGAAAACGCACACGCACACGCAAACTGTCATTGCTGGTTGTTTCCAGCTGACTGATGCGCAATATGCAAGTTCGTGAATTCCGCTGTCCATTGTGTGGTCGTCTGTTGTTCAAAGGATTGTTCGCAGATTTGACCATGCCGTGCAAAGGCACAAAAGAGTTCAAGCACAAAGATATGGTTCGGGTCATTGTATACCCGAACGAAAGCATGATGTTGACAGCCGATAGCGCAAGCGATATGATTGCAACAGTACAATCAAAAGAGGGCATTGACCCCGATTGTGAATCAGAATCGACTTGAACGTCATTTTGCTTCATGGTCGGGTTGTTTTTATAAAGAAAGGGTGAAAGAAAAAAATGAGTACAATTGCAGCAACATTCGCAGGGTTCGGAATAGAAAAGACCGCAGATGAAAAGATTCACTGTGGTGCTGTTATTGAAACGGCAACCAAGACCGTCGAGAAAGATGGCAAATCCGAAGTTGTTGCCATTGAGAAAGCAACAGGCAAAGCGCTTGCATACGGTGAATTTGAAACCGTTGTGTCGAACAGTGGTGAAGACCGCTACTTCGAAAAGATTCTTGTTGAGGGCATCGACCTGAAGCAAATCAAGCGAAATCCAACCGTGCTTTGGGGTCATGATTATTCTGGTCTACCTATTGGCAAAATCACCAAGATTTGGGTTGAAGACGGCAACTTGATGGCACGCATCAAATTGGCAGTTGAGAAATACGACTTCGCAAAACAAGTCTATGATTTGATACTGGATGGCGTCATCAACGCTGTGTCACTTGGTGGACAGGTCAAGCAATGGTCTGACGACTATTCAACAATTGAAAAGCTTGAACTGTATGAAGTTTCTGTCGTGCCAGTTGGCGCACACCGTGATGCACTTATCACAGCCAAGACAGTTGGCAAAGACAAAGCCGCCGCACTTCGCAAATCATTCGCTGACTTCGAACAAGAAGCAATGGTTGACAAAATCAAGTCAATGCCGCAAGATGAAATCAAATCGCACATTGCATCATTGAAAGCACTTACTTCGGCACTGGAAAGCGCATATGCGGCATCCACGGACACCGAAGAAGACGATGATGATGCAGCTGGTGACACGAAAGTGAAAACCGTGCGCAAACTCGTTCTTGTGCGCAGCAATGCGAAAGCAGTCGACAAAGTTTCCGAACTGTTGATTGCTACTATCAATAACCAACTAAAAAATAAGGGGTAATCTACATGTCAAAAGAAGTAGAAACCAAAGTCGAACTAGACGCTGAAGCATTGAAAGATATTTCAGCCGCCGTAGTTGCTGGACTTGGTGACACAATCAAGTCACAAGTCGACGAAGCTGTGAAAGCAGCCGTTCCAGCAGAACCAGTTGTCAAAAAGAACGTAAGCACCAAGGGTGCAGACGGTGACACGCCATCGAACGATGACGACGCACCTGAAGAAGACGAAGCGACGAAAGCACTGAAAGCGCTTTCACCAGCCGCACGTCTTATGCGTTCAGCAATCGCATTGTCAAAGGGTGACCGCAGCACGCTGAAGTCACTGAACGCTGTTGCCATTGGTAACATCGAAAAAGCAGGCTATGCAACCAGTGATGTCAACGCTGACGGTGGCTACATCGTTGCAGACCCAGAGTTCGAAGCTGAAGTTGAGAAACTTGCTGAAGACTATGGTGTTGCATTCGTTGAAGCAGATGTGCGAAACATCAGCACCAACGCCATCAAGACCAACAAGCGTGGTTCGAATGTGACCATGTACGAAACTGGTCAAGGTGCAAAAAAGCGTGGTACTAAACTGACCATCGAACGAATTCTTGTTGAGCTTCGCAAGTTTGCCGCAATTGCTATCGCAACCGACGAACTAGTTGAAGACGCAGCCATCGACTTTTGGGCTGAAGTCACACAAGGTTTTGCAGAGGAACGTGCAAGAATCGCTGATGAACTCGTGTTCACCGACGACGGCGGCAGCCTTTACAACACCAGTGGCGTTGGTACAGGTATTCTTGAAACAGCAGGCGTTGCAGTTGAAACAGTTGGTTCAAGCATCCAAGACATCACATGGGATGACCTGTTGAACGCTGAAGCCAAAGTGCCAACCAAGAGTGCGAAGAACGGCAAGCACTTCATGCACCGTTCAATCTGGAACATTCTTCGACAGAACAAAGACGACCAAGGTCGATACCAAGCTTTGCCAGCAGCAGGATTGGTCACACCATGGGGTACACCTGTTGTACTTGTTGACGTTCTACCAGCAGCCACAGAGGGCGGCGCAAATAACGGCTACACCGTATTTGGCGACCTGAAGCGTGTGAAACTGTACGTCAAGCGTGGTCTTGTTCTTACAGAGGGCAAAGAAGCCACTGTCACCGATGCTGACGACGAAGAAGTCAACCTATACGAACAGGACATGAGCGCATTGCGTGCTGTCACTCGTATGGTCGCACTGGTGAAATTCCCTGAAGCATTCTGTGTCATCGGCACTGGTACTGTTTCCTAATATCAAATAATAAAGTAGAGAAAGGAAACACATATCATGGCTAACATTGCAAATGTACGAATCGGTGACTGTGACGTCTTCTTGAACGAAATCCATCTTGGTCACACCAAAGGTGGCGTGGAATTCACTTTCGAACGTGAGTTTGAAGACTTAACCGTCGACAAGTACGGCAACATGCCAGTCGATATGGCGCTTACTGGTCAAAACTTGCTTATCAAAGCATTCTTGGCTGAAGTGACGAATGACAACTACAATGTTGCCATTCCAGAGGGGGCATATGCACTTGGTAGCAGCGACGACAAGCTTGGTCTTGGACGTGACAGCGGCTATCTATTGCGACAGGATGCGAAGCCATTGCGCTTGCACCCACGCAGTCGTGCAGCAAATGACCTTTCTGAAGACATCTACATTTGGCTTGCGGCATCTGTCGAAAATGTCGAAATGGGATTCAAGATTGACGAACAACGTGTTCTTGAAACCACATTCCGTGCATTCGTTGACGAATCGCAACCAGATGGCAGCCGTCTTGGTCGCATAGGCGCTGAAGCTATTTCGTAAGAAACGGCATTCGGGCAGCAATCAGAGGTCGGAAACGACCTCTTTTTGTTTGTGCTTTTGTAGTACAATATGAATATGGGTACAATCGACGAAGCACTAAAACGGCGCAAGGCAATCAGCCAAGAACAAATCACACACCGTGCGATTCTTGAACCTGAAACCACCAAACAAGCGCCAAAGCCACGTCAAAACAGAAAGAGGGTGACAAATGGCATACGCAACACAAAGCAGCGTTGAACAAGCACTTGGACGTTCACTGACGACTAGCGAAGCCGCTGGTCTGAATTCATTATTGGCGGCAATTGATACATACATCAACAAAACCATTGGTCGTTCATTCGGCGCTGGTGTTGAAGCCACACGATACTATGACGTTGAACGCAGCCGCATGGTTGACGTTGACCCATTTGTGACATCTGAAGTCGTTGGTGAAGAAACAGTGCAGCGTGCGTTCGAAGTGTTCTATGTCGATGCCGACGAAAACAAAGTGCAAGACGTTGATTCAAGTGACTATGAAGCACGACCACGCAACGAAAGCGTCAAGACGTGGCTTCACCGTCGCACTGGTCTTTGGGGTTCGGGCTGTCCATCAAACGTGACCAACTTGGCTGTCAAAGCATTCTACGGTGGCGGCGCTGTGCCAGCTGATATTTCATACGCAGCTTCATGGCTTGCAGCGCAGGCAATCAGCGCACAACTTGGCATGTCATTATCAGTGAAATCAGAATCCATTGAGGGGTACAGCCGCACGT